GTTAGTGGAAAGTATAAGAGAAACCTTGAGAAAGAGCGTCAGTTACGCAAAAAGCTAAAGCGTCGAGTACGTTAACTTGACATAGTTCATTTTGTATGTATTATCTTTATGAAAGATATAGGGGAGAGTTATGCCCAAAATAAGAGAAGACAATTACGGAAAATATTTTGTATCTGAAGGTCGAATTGTAAGACCAGTTAATGAAACACAATTTGAATCTGGGGCATCCATTGATGCGTCACAATGTAAAGGAACACCTATCTATGGTGTTGGTAAAGATGAAACCTGTGGAAGAGGCGAATACCTTGAAGCTTGGTTCGACACTGGACTGGAAAATAGTGTTCACACTTCATTAATCGAAGGTAAACTGGAAGAAGATGATCCATTGCTTAAAGCTCAAGACGTTCAGAGAATGATTCTTGAGGATTATCCAATAACATATATTGACAACAAGGTATCATTTGTTACTATCAAGAATAACCATAAAGAAGTCGTTGAGAGTGGTAATTCCACAATTGCTAAAGCATTGAAGGAATCCCTAACAAATGACTTGGGTGATATACCCCCTTTGAATATTTTTGATAATAACGGTGATGACAATGTTTAAGACTTTAAATGATAAAGACAAGTACAGTGAAGTTCCTGAGTTCTTAGAGGATGCAATACGGAACCTGCTTTTTGAAGGCCAGTCAGTTGTTTATAATTTCGATACACACTATTCTCCGGCTAGGGCACAAAAGAAAGCCCATATCATAAGTGATGCAAAACCAGATGGTACAATAACTATTAAGCGTTATATTGTTAACTATGTCACAAACTGTGGTGTGGTTGAAGTATTCAATATTACCGAAGACAAAAATACTTGGTGAATAATGATGAAAAATGTTTATGATGCTATTCAAGCAATTGCCTCAACTACGAAGCGTAAAGAAAAAGAAGCAATCCTTGAGGATATTAAAGCTTCATCCCTAAATGAATTATTTAAGCGTGTTGCTTTTCTAGCACTAGACCCCAGACATAACTTTAATATTGTTGAGTATGATCAGCAAGAATTCCTAGCGGAACAATCACAAGATACATGTACTCTAGATGAAGCGCTAGACATTCTAGAAGAAAAGATTCTCAATGAAGGTATACGTGGCAACGCAGCTAAAGATTTATTATTTGATCTTTCTGGTAAGCTAGTTCCAGAAGACCAGTATGTATTAAAATGTATCATCGATAGAACCTTGCGTTGTGGTGTTAGTGACAAGACAATTAATAAAATTTGGAAGGATTTAATTTATATCCATCCATACCGCCGTTGCTCGTCTTTCTCTGAAAAGAATATTAAAAATATTAAACTACCTGCTCTTTCTCAACTTAAAGAAGACGGTATGTACGTTGATATCGTAGTTCATGACGGAAAAGTAGAATATCGCTCACGTAGTGGTGGATTCTTTCCTTGGCATACCGAAGAAAACGATTCCTTGCTGAAGTCAAATTGCGAAGGTAGTGTGCTAATGGGAGAAGCCCTTGTGAAAGACGAACATGGTGATATCATGGACCGTCAGGCCGGTAATGGTTACCTGAACGGCGACGATGTTGATCCTACGCGTATTATCTTTAGCCTTTGGGATATCATACCTTATGATGAATGGGTCAATGGTAAGTCATCGCAGCCGTATTCGAAGACATATGACAGGCTACTAGATACCGTTCCTAAGCTAAACTATGCTTTCCGAATTGTAGACACCCGAACTGTAGAAACTGTTGATGACATTGTTGCTCATTTTAAATCAAACATTGCGCAAGGTCTTGAAGGAAGTGTAGTTAAGAATCTCGATAGTGTTTGGAAAGATGGAACTAGTAGTGACCAAGTGAAAGTTAAATTAATATTTGAAGTAGAGCTTGTCGTTACTGATGTATATGAAGGTGAAAAGGGTCGAAAGTATGAAGGTAAACTTGGTGGCGTTACAGCTAAAACGTCCGATGGATTGTTAATTTCTGATGTTGGTAGTGGCTTTAAAGATGTTGAGCGTGAGAAGTTTTTCAAAAATCCTTCGTTGATTGTTGGTAAAGTGATTACCGTCAAAGCTTGTGACATATCTAAAAGTGATGATAATGAATACTTCACTTTGAGTAATCCAAGGTTTATTGAAATCCGGCACGAGAAAACTGAAGCCGATGATTTTGAACGGGTTAAAGAACAGAAACAATCTTCAGTTGAAAGCCTTAACATTATTACGTGAGGACATTATGTGGATTTGATAACAATAATAAGTATTTGTGCAGCAACTATAACAACAGTATCCTTTATATATTTTGTTGTTATGAAAGTTCGCCGCTTCATGAAAGCGGTTGATACAAGGTTGGATGCACTTGAAGATAGCTTTAAGATCAGAGAAGAACTGGTACTTAAAGAAGAAATTGTAGTTATGCACGAAGATAACAGGCGTACCTATACCTTAAAACCCGGTACGGTTGTAATTGTCTACAACATTGTTGATGATATTGTCGAGTTCGTAACTAAAGATAGATTGATTACCGCAAAAGCAAACATTAATAATTTTAAACAGGAGTATGTTAAATGACATGTATTGTGGGTGTTGAAGTTGGAGATAAAGTAGTATTGGCTGGTGACATTCAAGGTAGTGGCGGAAACAATAAGATTGTTCATACACAACCGAAAGTCTTTAAGAATGGTGACATGGGATTTGGTTACACTACATCTTATCGCTTCGGACAGCTTATCGAACATTCGGTTACTAAGGATTTTGTACCAACCTCAGAAGAGTTGATTTACCCATGGCTCGTCAAAGAGTTTGTGCCACACTGTAAAAGCACTTTACAACAAGGTGGATATGATGGTGGTGGCATATGTCTAATCGGTATTCGTGGACAACTGTGGGAGCTTCAGAGTGAATTTTCAGTTTTACGTTCTACCAAAGGATTCAATGCTGTTGGTAGTGGATACGAGTATGCGTTGGGCGCGATGGACACTATTTTCTCTAAGCGAGACAGAAACATGATGTCTGTGGAAGATGTTGTATCTGTACTTAAAGATGTAATGGTTACCGTATCAACCTACTGTCCTACTGTAGGCAGTGATTGCGTAGCAATTGTAGTATAAGAGAATAAGGACTCATTGAGTCCTTATTTTTTATTTGGTTTATTATAATCACCTAACAAAGCATTCCGATCATAAACCTCTGCACTATCATGATCGTCATCTTCAGTTTCATCGTAATCACCATTTGAACCACTTCCGATATATTTGGTTTTAGGTTTATTCATATCGTGATCCTGTTTTTCTTTCCTTAACTGTAGCTTAGCCATTTCTATTTCGCGATCCATAGCAGAGTTCTTTGCGTTAAGGGCTATGTCGAGTAACTTGGTTGCACTCGCTAAGTATTTTGACCCCGCGTTAGCTTCCATAGTCAATGCGACTGTCATTATTTCATCAAACTTATCCATAGCTGTTTTATGAATAGAATCAACGTCGGTGTGATATTTTTTAAGACTCTTAAGTTGTCTCTTTTGCTCTTCGAGTTCATTAAGCTTACGTTGAGTTTCAGCGATTTGCTTTTTAAGAGATTCAGGGTCTTCTATTTGATCTTCATCCCAATCTGAGTCTTCTAGTTCAGAAAGGTAATCTTTCATATCATCTAACTCATCGGTTTCATCTTCTGAGCTTTCGATATTTTCAATACTAAATTCTTTGTTTATTTCCTCGATTGAAGGAAGGTTGAAAGTTTCTTCCAACGGGGTTTTATTAGACATATATCACCTATCGTCTTCTTTGTTTCGGGCGGTTCTTTTTAATACCTTTACTATATTTAGTATTGCGGTATATGTCGGCTTCTGTGATTATACGGAACTTGATGCCTCTCTTTTTACAAAATATTTTAGCAGCTTCCCATTTAGCTTGGTTTATAACAAAAGCTTCTTTATCCTTTTTACTTCTCGCATACTTTGGATTAGACTGTTCCATAGGCTTGACTTCTACAATTTCAGTAAACTTTCTACCACGTGCATCGATGTATATAATAAAAAAGTCAGGCACATAGTTGGAAATCTTTTTTGTAAATGGATGACGGTATTTTATGGATAATGATTCGGATGCCCAAAATACTACATTGGGATGTTGATCACACATTTCACACATCTTTAATTCCCAACTTGAGCGATATGTTATTTTGTTGATATTATCCCCAATATACTTTTCTTTATTCTGAGGGTAAAACCTACCCTTATGCCATTTATTAGCCAATTATAGACCTCCGAATAAATTTATTCGGTATCATCTGAGTTCTACGTTTGGTAACAAAAGATGTGTTTGGGCGATTTTCATTAATAACATCGACCATTTCTTTTGTAATCTTGTCACCATCGATACCTTTTTCAAGAAACTCAATAGCGTTAAGACCATTTCTATTACAATAATTAATTACGGCAGAAACACGGCTATCAATATCGTATGAATTATAGCCCTGTTTTAGAAGTATTCCTTTTATTTGATCATGGTATTTTTTGTTCTGCATTAAAACAATCCTCCTAAGAATCCACCAACACCACCAGTAGCTCCTGTGGCTACGTTTACGCCTTCTTCAGCCACTGCGCGTTCTAGTGCGTTATCTGAATTTAAAGAACCTTCAGCAAGCTCTATGGCCTCTATTTCGGCCAATCGAATCATAGTCTGTGCAGCCGCGTTATCTAAAGCAACATCACGACCTAAGTCTACGGGTATAGCCCCGGGTTGTAATTCATCCGCATTAGCATATGGATTTGATACATTAGTATCTTGTAATCCACGACTGAGATTGTTTAGGACAATAGATGCTTGGTCTAAAAAATCATCATACGTCATATTGATATTTGTCATATCAATGTATTCATACTCTATATTACATGAAGCTGTTAATTGTTCGTCTGAGTCGTAACTTAGTTCATCATAAACAAAAGATTTGATCATCGGGTTAACAACGCGTATTTTTTTAGCACCATCTGCCCAGAAGAAGTATATGGAAATACTGTTGATAAATTGTTTATCATCGCGGTCACTATTATGACCAAAATGATAACCTGTTTCAGATACTTCAAAGTCATTATAGTAATAGGACATATATTCTTTATATAAATCCATGATACTAATTTTATCGTCGTCTTCCTTATAATTGCGATATATGTCTCCGAATCTGCAAGTGATTGGAGTGTACATTATTCTGCGAGGTACGTTACGATGGTGGTTATATTGGTTAACCTTTTCCAATTCTATCTCTGCACTAGGAAACGTCATGTTCTTTAATAGATATGATGTGCTTCTCGGATACTTAGAATTTAAACGCTTGCTGTTTGGAGCAATGGAGTTATTAAATTCAAACTCAACCAAGAATAAGCTTTTAGTCATAGGATGACTGGTGTTATATTTGAACTGAGCGTCCTGTACTACGGTATTAAAGAATTCATCGTTGCCGTAGGAATAAGAATCTAGAAACTTTTTCTGATCACGTAATGTAGAAGAATTACCATTATATTGTGGTGGTACTATTTGTTCGTCTGTACCTAGAAATGAGTCAACAATGCTATTAACACCAGCTAACGCTACGGCAGCTAATGCATTTTCACGTGCACCGTCTGCACGTTTTGTTGCTTGGTCGACAGCACCTTTAGCTATACCACCAAATATGTTCCCCCCACGTTCGGTGACACGTGAAATAAAATCAGTACCGTCGTCGCCTTGTTGAAAAAATGCCATTTTTATCTCCTATTGTTACCCATTTGTATTATTGGGATTTGGTAAATCTCCATCACTAGAATCAGTGAAAAATCTAGAAGCAGCAGACTTAGCTTTATTTAATAGGTCACTTCCTGTTTCAACAACAGAATCTGTATAGTTTCCTATATCATCGAAAAGACCACCTTCTTCAGTTACACCATTACCGCTCGTACCTTCATCATATGCATAATTAGATGGTAGTATTAAACGGCTTTCTTGTGAGACATCGAAATAATCAAAAGAACAGCTTATTGTTAATTTAGCAATACCTGCACCATCATCATAAGAGTTAGAAACACTTTCAATGCTATCTATAGTACAGCCGTAGAATGTCCATGTTTCTAATGACTTATGGTTTGTTCTTCCGTCCATTACTTGCATGATACATATAAACTTTGTATCAATACCCAAGTACGGTGATTTTTCTCTAGAAGCTGTTACCGGATGGAATTTGTATGTTTGCTTTTTGGCTTGAGCGTATACTTTAGATATAACTGAGTTGGTTATATCGTCACGCAAAACCATTGTAAAGTTTTCATGCTTTAAGCGTCCTGAATATTTTGCTCTACCGATAAAGCTATTAGTTTCCTGTGTACCGAAGTTTAATGTCGGCCTTGTAAATGACTCGACCATACTTGTTAATACAGAAGATGTTAAAATAGTATCTTTGTCAACAAATTGTATACCATCTTCATTATTGTATGCCGCAGGCGATCTTGGATCGCCAAAGTCTAATAGGAAAACCCTAAAACGACTGTTGAACTTAGGTTGAATTAAACCACCACGTTCATCGTTGTCTGTGTTTATTGGTACACCGTACTTATCAAACTTACCGAAGCTCATTATTATTCCCCGTCGTTGCTATTAAAAAACCCACTTACTGTATTCGTAACACTATTTACACCTGAGCTTATAGCGTTAGTCGCTTGGTCAGTTAATTGAGATAAAGCGCCGGGGCCGTCGTTAGAAATAATGGACTGTGGTGGCGTTGCCATAGTAGAAGCGTTACTGGTAACATACCAGAATAGTTGCTTGGCCGCTTCCACACCATTGACTTCAGAATAATATCCACCAAGGTAATCGTATGAAATGACCAATGGAATTTCGTTAAATGTGCTTTCTGCATAGTTCAACGATCCAAAATCAGCACTCTCTATGAAACAACCTTCCAAACGAAATGCGTCAACCGCTCTCATTTCATTGACACCATCCAAGGTTTCAATTATCATAGTGAACTTTGAAGCACCACCGCTTACAGCATAACGACCTTCATTAAAGTCATATTGCTTTTGAAGTTGTGAAGCTACAGCGCCACTTAGAGAGTTTGCGATATCGTCTCTAAATGTTACTGTTATATTTTCAAATTTAGGCTTGTTGAAAACTTTTATTGACCCTGCATATGTTCCAAGTTCGGTAGATTCGAAAGTTATTTTTGGTCTACCAACACTGATAACCTGTTGCGTCGAGTCAAACGAATAGGAGGCTGATTCCAGCCCCCCAAAGTTTACAAATCTAACTCTAAATTTAAACCTAAGTTTAGGCTGTATTGTTACATCCCTTGGGCTTAAACCATCCATCGGGATGCCATATTTAGCGTATAAAGCCATTTATGACCCCCTTAATTAAACAGCAGAGTTATTACCATCAACTGTGTCTTGGAATTCGAAGCTTTCAAGTGCAGTAGAGTTGGTGTAGCTAACGTCTTGACTAGAACCAATCACATTAGTGATATGGAATACGTTGTCTGGACGTAGAGTTAGTGCTATCTGCACTGGATCACTTGTACCATAGTTTAGTGAACCCCATTCTACGTTTGTTAGCCAACAGCCAGTAATGAACCATGCTTCAATTATTTCAGCACCAGAACCGCCACCTTGAGGCCAGTCAGCATCGCCGTTAGAGCCGTTAAGCATCATAATTTTAGTATTAAATTTAACTGCGCCAGCACTTGGTGCATGACTTTGGTGGAACGCGTTATGTTGACGATCAAGCTGTGCTTGGATTAGACCACTCACAGTGTTGTTAGCATCGTTACGTAAGTTCACGTTGAATGTTCCTATAGTATGCTTACCCTGCACATAGTAACGGGAAACATAGCTATCTAGCTGTATCGCCTCCTGTTCGAAAGTTGGTATAGTAACATCAACAACATTTTTGGTAGCTGCAAATGTGTCAGTCACACCACCAATACCGTCAAATTCAATCTTGAAACGGTATTGTAGTTTTGGTTGAATCTGGGATTCCATTTGACTGTTGTCGTTAGGAACACCATATTTATCAAATACACTAGCCATATTTAAAATTCTCCATTTTGTAATCTATTATATTGTTATTTATGCTTGAAATACTTATCTTCTGTTTAAGTCTTCTTCCAAGCGTTGTAATCTGTCTTGCATACGTTTTAAGCTATAATCTATGTCTTTTTTATACAACTCATATTCTTGTCTAGTTTGGTATACCTCGCGTAAATCCTTTGTTATTTCATTAAGCCGTGCGTTAATATTAAGTAACTTTTGTTGTAACTCAGATTCACTAATACGCTTATCGGTTGAATAAGTAGCTTCTAAGCCATCTATACTGGACTCAATCTCACGTATGTTTTCATATATGGTTTTATTATTTAAGTCTTGGCCTGCTTTTATTTTTTCATAAAAAGTCACCAATTCATTTTGTTTATTTTCTAAACTATCCAACCGTCCGTTAACGCTAGACCACCATAACGTGCCAACTATAATAGCTGTAATTATTGCACCTATAACACTGGTTGCGGTGCTTGGTGTAAACACAGCATTCTTGTCGCCCTCGAACAAGCTTATAAGGCTAGCTCTTGTGCTTTCGTTGTTCCTCTCGTTTTTTATTTCATCGAGTAGGTCTTTATCTTTGTCGTATGACATGATTGTCTATGCCTTAAATAAATATATCATCCCAGATGAAATCGTTGATGAAGTCTTTGATTCGATCATCTTCCTCACTAATTATGTAAAATGCATTACACTTCAACATAATTTCGTTTCCATTGCGGAATGCTTCTTTGAAATTGTTTTTCTCGTAATCGCCATTTTCTAATATAGTCGTTACTATTTCTTTATATTTAGAAGGATTTTCAGTTTTTACATCTTCTAGAAACTTCTTAACCCCTTTGTAAGTTTCTAGAAACTTCTTATCCCCTTTGTAAGTTTCTAGATCATACCCCTCTGGGACTCCAAACTTTTTCTTATATATATTTGCTTTTTGCATCCAGCCCATTTCTAAAAATAAATCAGTATATTTATTGCTATTAATGATGCTAAACTTACCTATTGGAAATACATAATGTATTAACCCATAGTTACTTGCTAATCCACGGCTCGTTGTAACAA